TAAGACGTTGTATACCTTAACTGCCCAAGGCTTGTCCTGTGGTGCTGATGTTACAGCAGTTACAAGAGATGCTATAGCTACAGCAGCAGTTACTACGTTAAATATGTCAATCAAGTATCCCATTGTTAAGATCCTAAAGTTGGACGAGTGTCTGGGAAGTCTTCTGTGCTAGGCCAATCGCGTAGTGCCTGACGGTAAGCCAACACTGCTGAAGCATTAGGGTAATCAGAAACTGTAGCGGCTATGTCTGTGCGTTGTAATTCTTCGTCACGCCATCTACGGGCTTTTGTCTCAACTGAAATATTATTTTCTACTACTATTAAAGCCATTATTTAACCCTCGTATAAACAGTTCCGCCTAGCTCTACGCCATTGGCTGATTGGTTTGATGTAATCTCATGAATACCATTCGCTAACCCAAATTTCCCTCCAGAGTCATCGCCAGCGTCAACCATCCAAAAATCAGAACCGTCCCAAGTTAAACCCTGTGGCGAGGTGTATGGCACCGTAGAAAAAGACTCTCCTTGATAAACGCCTGCTGAACTGTATTTGTGTACAGCGTCACTAACCACTCCAGTGACCCAGAAATAAGTTCCGTCCCACGTAATCCCTGTGGGCTGACTGTCTCTAACACTTACTGAAAAAGATACGTTTTGATAAACGCCTGATGAGTTGTATTTAAAAGCTTTGCGATTTTGGTAACCAATAACCCAAAAATGAGTTCCGTCCCAAGTTAAAGCTTTAGCACTTGTTTCTTGGCCACCCACGCTAAATTCTACGTTCTGATAAACGCCGCCTGTACTCCACTTGGTTACCTTGTTTTGACCATCTCCAAGAACCCAAAGGTAGCTCCCGTCCCAAACGATATCCTCAGGGTCGTTGTGTGTGGAGGACACGTCAAAGCTACTTTGTTCCACCCCTGCGGTGTTGTACTCAACCACATTCTTATTACCGTAAGTTCCTCCAACTACCCAAAAAGAAGTGCCGTCCCACGTAATTCCTGTAGGATCAACGGCAGACGCAGCTGTTGAAAAGGTTGAAACCAAAGCCTTAGAAGTAGAGGCATCTGGGTAAACGGATAAATCATCCTCAAAAACACCCGCCTTTAAGTACACCCTGCCGTCAGCCAACGTAACAACATTGGCACTGTTGTTTAATATAACAACTTCATTTACCTGTGATGCGCTACCGCCACCGCCTAAAGTAATAGCCATCTAAAGCTCCTCCCATCCAATTGTTGCATCAACGTAAACCAAAGACGCTCCAGCATCTGCTGCAAGCTCTCCATCGTCTGCCGTTGAATTTATGTTTGAGCCGTTACGAGCTACAGTGACTGTGCTGGTTCCAGCGTTCTTAATGAATACTACATCACCAGCACTAGGACTAGCGGGTAGCGTAATTGTTACTGCACTGCCTGAGTTAACAATGAGTTGGTCTTTACTAACAGCGGTATAGTTTCCTGTCTTGACAACAAAGTCATTATAAGCACCACCAATAGTTGCAAAAGCTAGTGTACCACTACCGTTAGTAGTTAAGCTCTGGCCTGCTGTACCGTCACTTACGTTTAGGCGAGCAATATCTACTGCATTGTCGGCAATCTTAGCTGCTGTTACTGCATCATCAGCAATCTTGGCTTGAGTCACGTTATCATCAACAATAGAAGCAGTCACTACGGCATTAGAGGCTAGTTTAGCAGCCGTTACTGCATCGTCAGCAAGTTTAGCTGTAGTAATTGAACCGTCAGCTACGCCGGTAAAAACACTTGCGTCAACATACGCTTTAACTGACTGCTGTGTAGGCAGCAACGTGGCACTGTTAGATGCCATATTGTCTTCATCAACAAATGCAGTAATGGAAATAGTGCCATCTGAGATAGTCTCAAATGTAGTAGTTCCTGTTAGTGCAGCACCAGCAGCGTCTGCTTTAGTTGCTGATGCAGTTGCAATGTTATTGAACTCTGTGTCAATCTCTGTGCCTTTAACAATCTTAGCAGCATCGCCTGAAGGCAGGCTATCCTTTGCTGCAAAGTTTACTGTCTTTGTATAGTTACTCATTAAATTAATCTACCTAAAAGTGCTTCAGTGTTTAACTCTTGTATTGACAAAGAGCCTCCATCAATTGTTGCTTCAATACCTATTGTAGCTACTTTACCTGAGCCTGTAGCTTTTATACTAGCAATATCAATTACATTAGTTACGCCATATTGAGAAGTAGCTACATTGTATTCAGAAATTCCGTACTCAGCCTGATTACTTTTGGCTATAGTAAATGACTGTGTGCTATAGTCTTCTTTGTAGTCATAAGCCCAGTTGCCAATTACTTGACTCTCTGAACCACCTATGACCGTAAAAGATATTTCCTTTAGCATTTTAATCTTTGAAGGATCACCAAAAGACATAGGGTTTGTAAAATACTTTATTGTGTATGAAGCAGTGTCATCAAGAAATCCATCGTATTGATTGATGCCTTTAGAACTACCCAAGTAAAGTAAGCCATCAGCAGTTCTAGTACCACAAAGTAAAGATACGTCTTTCCATGTAGTGGCTCTATAACTACCGTCCTCTAGCGTACCTCTCATGTCAAACACATAGACTTCTGATGACTGTGGCAGCAACAGCAAGTAAAAAGAATTCTCAGGACTATAGACAGACTTAATGACACTTGTTATTTCTGAGCTTACTGCCGCCATTAAGTTGTCTCTAACATTCTTGGACACATTGCCAATAGGGTTAGACTTCTCTTGTATAACTCTGCCTAAGCTACGCAAACCAGAGTCAGACAGGAAGATCAAGTCTGTACCTATGGCCTGTATACTGTCTCTAGCAATACAGCCAATACCAGTAATAGTGTCTGATAGAGTCATACTAGCAGGCGTTGAAGCACCACTGTATATTAGGATACTACGCTTACCAAAGATAACTAAAAAGTTGTTAAACTCTTGTAGAGCTACAATCTCATCGTATCCTGTAGGCCATACAGTAGTTATGTCCAATGAACCTGATGACCCACCATGCCAATCATCACCGTCCAGTAAGTCAGACCAGTAGACTGTGTAGGAATTGTTTGCTACATCTGCTGCCCAAAGTCTACCAAAGGAAGCTAACACTTCATTGGCTGCTGGTGCAGCGTGTGCACCGTCAACAACTGCTGTAAGAGTAGTGCTGCCTGCAACGCTCATAAGTGCTGCATGTCCACTCTGGAAGAAGTAAACGTCATTGTTAAAGCTGACAATCTTCCAGTTGTTTGCTGTGATAGAGTAACCACCGGGAAGCGTTACTTCAGACAGCGTAGATGTCCCTGTAAATATCTTGTTGTTACCAGCAGAGAATACAGTTTTAGTTCCGTCTCTAGCACAGAACTCAAACACTGCTTCAATACCACTACTAGACCCTAGAGGTGTAGCAGAGCTAGTAATCTTCTTTATGCCTTTACGTGCTGCAATACGACCAAACTTGTCAATAACAGCATTCTCAGCTACAGAGGCAAAGGCTGGGTCTTGAGTTACAGGAGAGTCTTGTGTGTTAAGTCCCTTGAACCCTGGAGCAGCAATATAAATGTTCTGTCTTTGTTGAGCCATTAGGGTACCGTATAGATAAATTCTTCAGGATTCTTGTAGGCATCTAAAGCAATAGCATCAGATAAGTGTCTGTCTGCAATCAGGAAGTAATCCTGTGCTGTAGTACCCCCAGTTTCACCACGCTCTCTAGCTAACAAAGCTACAGCGTTGTGTACAATAGCGTTCTTAGGTAGAACTGTAGTCTCTGTATCACCAGACAATTCAGCTTCCCTAGCAATTAAGTCAAAACGAAGACTAAATACGCCTGATGGCTTAGGGTAAACTTTTACTTTAGTATCCCCATTAGTATTAATACCATTAAACGTATATGAGTCAGGACTGCCAGTTACTTCACCAGAAATATAATAAGCATTGTTAAACCAGTTAGGTGACTCATAGCGCATAAAAAAATTAGAAGTGTCATTAATAGCACTATACACTCTAACACGTTCTCCAGCGTTTGTCAAGGCATAATCTACAGTATCTGCTTCAGTAGTCACTACAATAGTTGTGCGTAGTGTAGACCACTGATGTGCATCTTCTACAGTACGTTTTGCGTCGTTAACAAAGTCACCTACCATCTTGCTGTAAGTGTTCTGTGCTACACTAGTTACTTCATCCTCTCGTAGCCTACGTAGTACCTCGTTGACTATGTTCAAATATGTGGTACTCATATGAATCCTTTAAATAAACCCTGTAATACTGAAGGAGGTTGGTAGCTTCTGTTTTGCTGTAACCTTTCTACTAACTCAGGTGCTTGATATGTTTTCTTAAACTTGTAATCTTCAAAGTCTTGTGGTGTGTATGGTACAACTCCACTTCCTTGGTTTGCTAACAGCCCAGTAAGTAAGCCTATGCCTAGACCAGAGCCTCTACCATCACCATCACCATCACCATCACCATCTCCATCTCCATCTCCATCTCCATCTCCAGAACCATCCCCATCTCCAGAGCCATCACCGGGGCCAGTGCCTGAAGGATCTCCAGTGCCTGTAGGGCCTATAGGATCTCCAGTGCCTGTAGGGCCTGTAGTGCCTGTAGGGCCTGTAGGGCCTCCAGTACCTGTAGGGCCAGTAGGGCCTCCAGTACCTGTAGGGCCAGTAGGGCCTGTAGGGCCCATAGGATCTCCAGTGCCTGTAGGGCCTGTAGGGCCTCCAGTACCTGTAGGGCCAGTAGGGCCTGTAGGGCCTCCAGTACCTGTAGGGCCAGTAGGGCCTGTAGGGCCTCCAGTACCTGTAGGGCCAGTAGGGCCTCCAGTACCTGTAGGGCCTGTAGGGCCTCCAGTACCTGTAGGGCCTCCAGTACCTGTAGGGCCTCCAGTACCTGTAGGGCCTGTAGGGCCTGAAGGGCCTGTAGGGCTAGTGCTGTTTAACCCAGCTACTCTGGAAGCTTCTGCAGCCGCAGCCGCAGCAGCATCTGCAGCTTCCTTAGCTAATCTAGCAGCCTCTGCAGCCGCTTTAGCATCCGCAGCTTCCTTAGCTAATCTAGCTGCTTCTGCAGCCGCAGCAGCTTCTGAAGCAGCTTTAGCATCCGCAGCTTCCTTAGCTAATCTAGCTGCTTCTGCAGCGGCTTGGGATTCTGCAGCTAATCTAGCTGCTTCTGCAGCATTATTAGCTTCTTGAGCTAATCTAGCTGCTTCTGCAGCCGCAGCAGCTTCTTGAGCTAATCTAGCTGATTCTGCTTCTGCAGCAAGTCTAGCTGCCTCTGCAGCAGCTTGAGCATCAGCAGCAGCTTTAGCATCAGCAGCAGCTTTAGCATCAGCAGCAGCTTTAGCGTCTGCAGCAGCTTTAGCATCAGCAGCAGCTTTAGCATCAGCAGCAGCTTTAGCATCAGCAGCAGCTTTAGCATCAGCAGCAGCTTTAGCATCAGCAGCAGCTTTAGCATCAGCAGCAGCTTTAGCGTCTGCAGCAGATTTAGCATCTGCAGCAGCTTTAGCGTCTGCAGCAGCTTTAGCATCTGCAGCAGCTTTAGCGTCTGCAGCGGCTTGAGCATCAGCAGCAGCTTGAGCGTCTGCAGCGGCTTGAGCATCTGCAGCGGCTTGAGCGTCTACATTTCCAAATAAGTCAGGATCTACATTTAAATTACTAAAGTTTCCACTTAGTAAAGCATTAGCTATGCTGCTAGGAGAGAATAAGTTTGAAAAAGAACCACCACCGCCTCCACCTCCACTTTGTGACAACATGTCAGAAATATCAGACTGTGTAACAAAAGGATTAGCTATATCTAAAGTAAAATCTGGTACAATTGGCTTAACTACATTAGGATCTACTACATCTGTATAGTCAAAGTCAGGTGTAAAAGTAGGAGGAGTTTGAGGAACGTCTATCCTGTCAACAGGAGTTACTAAGTCTGGATATAAATCAGAATAATCTCCAACAGTATTAAAAACATCTGTATCTTCTGTTAAATCTAAAACACTAGGCTGCTGTATATATTTGTTACTTGTTAACAACCCTTCTGTACCTGAAGGTCTATATACAAGAGAATTACCTAAGCCATATGTTGTAAATTGTTCTGTAGGTAAAGATGTAAGTGCTCTAGAAGATAAGCCAAAATTTGCTAAATTATAGTCTGGATTTAAATTTACTCCCCCTAAATTAACTTGGGGTGCTGTAAGGTTGTATTGAGAATAGTCATTAAGATCAGGAAGTGTAGGGTCGAAACCTGCTACTTGTGTTTGAAACTGTTGGTTGCTCAGATACCTTTCAGGATCTTTTGTTAGGCCGTCTGCTGTTTGACCGTATATACTTGTAGGGTCAGCACTAACGTCTACTACTGTGTCAGAAGCAGCAGTTTGTTTAATCTCTGGCGCTTTGTTTAAGACACCTTGTAAAAAAGAACTTCCGCCAGCTTGGAGTCCAGCCATTAAAGCATCGTCTGAATCTCCTCCCATAGCTGCTGTTGTAAAAGCAGACATGCCTGCGTCTGCTGCAGCAGTTCCTAAAGTGCCTAATCCTAAACTAGCGCCAAACCCACTAGTAGCCCCGCTAATAACTAAAGAATGAAGTGTTTTCATTACATTCTTTAGATCATTATCTTTTACTTCTAGTGTTCTAATCTCACCAAAAGTAAATGGGTCATACAGGTAAATAGAGCCGTCAGCACTTGCTCTAAAAGGATCTACATCATACTGATTGTACAGTGCTTGGATCTCAGGGTTCTGTAGGTACGCTTGCTCAATAGCATCTTCATAGTCTAGCTTATTTATAAACTGCAAACGTGCCATCTCTTCAGCCATTAAAGGCTCAAGACGAGATTGGAACTCTTTGATCTCCCCTAAAGAACTTGACGTATGTGCTGAAAGATTACCTTGGAACTTCCCTAGTTCTCTAGGAGCATAGTCAGGTGTAGTGTATCCGCTAATAGTTGGCTTAGATACTGAGACACTACCGCCTTCTGCATAGTCTGTGTCTACAATACCCTGGCCTGCTAACAGTTCGTTAATGAACTGGTCATAGTAATCCCCTACTGTATCTATGTCAGATACTGTAGTTCCTTTGCGTAATGCGTTGTAGTAGCCAGACAGATTAGCAGTCTGCATGTACTTATTTCCTTGTCTTCTCAAATGAACGCATTGCACCTAAACCTAACATGCCCATAAGTACAGGCATCATAGTCTCTAGTGGCACTAAAGGTATAACAATGTCTATACCCGCTAAAGCCAACACAAAGTTAGAGAATGGAATTGTGATAAAGTTACCAAACATGCCTAGTCCACATGTCCAGCCAATGAAGGGTCGCCAACCAGAAACAAATAAACTAGAGCTTCCTGCCTCTACTTTGTTTACTTCTATTTGACCTTTAGCTAACTCTTGAGCATGACGCTCAGACATGGTAGCAATCTCGTGAGCCAAAGCATTCTTCTGGTCTTTGTCCTCAATAAACTTATCAAGTAACCCTGTTACCGGGCCGACCAAACTAGCTACTATGCTCATACTTAGCTACCTCAATAAAACTAGGGGCCACCGTAGCAGCCCCCAGTTAGATGGTTATTACTTAGGAACAACCAAAGTTACACCTGACTCAGGACGCAGTACGTTGCAGCCGTACAGAGTATCTGAAGTAAACAGGTTAGCCAAGAACTCTTGCTTGTACTGAGTCTGAGAGCGAACGCCCAGTTGTTCAGCCATTACAATTGCATCCTTCTGGAGCAGCAAAGCGCCCAGAGAGTCTACAGAAGAAGCAGAGTTAGCAGCAGCAGTTTCAACAACAGGGCAGTTGGTGCTAACAAATACGTCAATGCCGTACAGTTGACCAATCTGACCATTGGTGACTTGACCGTTGTTTACGAAGTCAGAACTTACGTAACGATCAATACCCATGATGGTGTTGCGAACTGAAGGAGGAATGATGAAGCAACGGTTTTCCATTGGTACATCAGCATCGTCCAGCTTCTGGATCAGACCACGGAAACCAGCGTCAGTGAATACGTCAGCAGGAACAACCGTGTCAGCCGTGTAAGTAGACAAGCCGTTAGTAGCGTCTACAAAGAACGTACCACCGTTGTTCAGGTAAGTCGTAGAAGACGTACCAGCAGAACCCAGGCCAGTAGCCAAGCTGTGCAGGTCGGTATCAACTTGCTTCGCCAAAGCGTAGCCAGCATCTTCCGTGTAGAACTGACGCAGTGAGCTAAGAGCTTGTACGTCCGTAATGTCTTCAATCAAACGTGAGTATTCAAAGTGCTTGTCAATAGAGATCTGCACTTCACCTTCCGTAGCGTTCTGAACCGTTACAGCAGTGTTCTCAGCTTTAGCGTGAGC